GTTTCCCAGTCACGATCTGGGAGGGGGTGCCAGGGGGGATATTTAAAATTATACACCCATCCAAAATTTTGTACTATATACAATACCCTATACTGTATTACGTTATATAGATTGGTACTTGCAATTTCCGCGGATTTATGTTATACTAGTGTCACATATGGTATAGTGTATAAAACGCTAGATTACGTAAGTAATCATTGATGCTCTGGCATCATTTCAGGTCATATGTCTATGTCTTTTCGCCTGTGTTCAGTCCGCGAAATCTCGCCGATTGTTTGCAGGGTGTGGGACCGCATTCTCTCCTGGCGCTGTCCGGGTTCGCCCGGTTTGCCTAGCTTGGTGTGGGGTCCTGCACTCTGTGGATAATCATGGAGAGACATTGAATAATTCATTATATGGCAAAATACTCAGATTCTAAGAAATCATCTATATTTAGAGCTCTTGCCACGAAATCCCTTATTGATGTGGGGGTTGAGTTTGGCTTGGAGAAGAACTATGCCGATCGTAACGGTGTGAGGAATGCTGTGTATAGGATATATCTTGAGGTGTGTCAAGATCCTGATCGGTTTGGTATTAGTCAGGATGTCATTGATCTTGTTAAGGATGGTATTGAATCACGCAAGAATAAGACCAATAAGAAGCCTCTGCAGCTCAATAACGCTACTGAGACAGCTATGATAGATCCTAAGGATCTGAAGGGTATTGTTACGCAGGGACGAAATAAGGCCGCTATGCTTATCCATGAGAAGATGGATGATTTGGCTCGTCATCCAAAGAAGCTTGCGAAGGAGAATATCGTCTCCCTTGCTAAGGTATTTGGTATATTCTTTGATAAGTCTCAGATTGTACAGGGTGAAGCTACTGAGCACGTCGCTGTTTTGGCCAAAGTGGACGATGATATGGATCCACAGGACGCTATTGACGCTCTCCTACAGATGAGACAGAAGACTATGGAAGATAAGTATGAAGGAGACGAAAGCGGAAAAAAGGGATAAGATACGTAAAAATCGCCGGAAGATGAAGGTTTCCGGTCGAGGTTTATTTAATATTCTTAGATTAAAGAGAAATGAAGAAGGTTGATGCAGAATTAGTTAAAAAGGAGGAGGAACGCCGTAGACGGATAACCGAGGAGTATGAACAGTCTGAGGAGGTCGCTGAGTTGCGGATTCAGCGTCTGAAAGTGACTGATGCTACTGAACGGAACCCAGAGGCTCGTGTATTGACATGGAAACTCTGTGAACGTGAAGACAACTCTGCCGAGGGTTGTATCTTTTTCATAAATCATTTTGGATGGACATATAACTCACGTATGGCTAATATTGGTAAATCCGCACACCTTCCATTCTTTCTTTATGAGTATCAGAAAGATGCAATAAGATGGATCGTAGACCATATTGAGAATGGACGAGATGGCCTGCTTGAGAAATCACGTGATATGGGTGTGACGTGGTTGGTTGTGTGGGTGTTTATATGGTTTTGGCTGTTTAGGGACGGTATTAACCTTCTGATGGGATCATATAAGGAGGCATTGGTGGATAACCGTAGTGACGACTCCATGTTTGGGCGTATTGACTATGGTATAGATTCATTGCCTAAATGGATGATGCCAAAGGGATTTAATAAGAAAAAGCACCGAACTAAGCTAAAACTGCAAAATCCAGCAAACTATAACCTTATCTCAGGTGATACTATGAACCCTGATTTTGGTCGTGGTTCACGTAAGACTGCTATTTTCTTTGATGAGCTAGGTTCATGGGACTATGCAAAGGATGCATGGGAATCATGTGGTGACGTAACGAACTGTCGTATCGCTAACTCCACTCCTAAGGGTTTCAACTTCTATGCTAAGCTCCGTAACTCAGGTATTGATGTGTTGAGACTACACTGGTCTGATCACCCACTTAAAGACCAAGAGTGGTACGATTTTGAATGTGCACGCAGAAGTGAGGAGGAGGTAGCACAGGAAATTGATATTTCATATAACAAATCACAGGAAGGTGTTGTCTATCCTGAATGGAACGAGAATAATGTCGAGTTTGGAGAATACGAGTATGATCCAACATTACCGCTATACGTAGGTTGGGACTTTGGAAAGGAGGACCCAACGGCTATTGTTTGGGTCCAGCCTTATAATGGTAAGTTGCGGGTTATTGATACATATACACGTAACGGTAAGAATATTGACTTCTTTGTTCCATTCGTTACAGGTATCATACCCTCAGATCACTATAACTATTCCAAAAAGGATCTTGAGATCATAGACAAACATAAGTCTTGGAAGAAGGGGGTGCACTTTGGCGACCCTGCGGGTCGTAATAGGAACTCGGTAACGGATGCTACAGTATTGTCAGTTCTAAGAGATCATGGTATAGTAGTAAACTATCGTACAGATTGGCAAGCACATCAGAAACGTAAGCGTGCAACAAAGTCACTTATCATGGATGGTATATTTGTTAATCGAAACGATATGACCGAACACTTTTATATGTGTATGGAACAGGCAGCATACCCTAAGGTTCGAGTTGAAGGTGAAGAGGAGATACGTTCTAAATCTCCTAAACATGACTGGACTTCTCACTATAGGTCGGCGTTTGAATACCTTGCACTTGGACTGGAAGAGTTTACACACCGATCTCGCAAGCCATTTGACAAGTTCAAAGATATGAGTCGTTATGACTCACGTGGTAGACGTAAAGCAATAGGATACTAAAATGAATATAACCGAAGGAACATACTGGTTTCGCAGATTAATGCGAGATTGTAGAAAAATAAGCCCTCACATAAGGATTAAAAGGATTAAGATGGGATTTTACCGTATATACTGGCAGGATGCTTATCTACATGAGGTGTACAAGGAGATGCCTCAGAAGGGGTATGACATTGAAGAGGAGGATCCACGACTTGAAAGTAAACAGTATTATGAAGAATATGAGGATACAGTAGATACTGTACGAACAATCAAGAACTTTGTAGAGGGATATTATGATTCCTTGGACCACATTAAAACACGTGTATATCTACTTAAGAACGACAAGGAATTTGAACAGACTGCAAAGAATGCTTATAAGCAGGTTTACATTAAGTAATTATTTGCGTTTTTAGTAAACTTATGATATAATTATACGATATGGCTAATGAAACTGAAGTAACCCTAGAAGGACAACTAGAGAAAGACTTTAAGGTTTTTGTCCCGTCAGATAAGGAAAAACAAGTAGTTTCAGACACATTCCATCTATTCCGGCAGACTGCAGATAGTCGTAATAGGAACTTTGAATTTTTTGATGGTCTGAACCTAATTGAATATATTGAAGATTCCGTTCATCGTTTTAACACGAATATTTTTGATCGTGAAAACATGGAGGAATGGCAGGCTGGTGTCAACGATCAGATGACTCGCAACAAGGTACTTGCTGTTCTTGGTAAGGTTATGCAGGTGCTACCTATTGCTGAGTTTGTGGGACGTGGAGACGAAGACAGCCGTAAGGGTATTATATTGACAGATCTCTATCAATATGTTGAAGACCTGGGTAATTATGAGGAGTTTATGACTCATTATCTGTTGGAAGCTATTGTTAAGGGTTCTGCTATCGGTTACGAGGGCGTAGAGTTTAAGGAACGAAAGATACGTAATGTCAAGGGTATTGACGACGCGATCAAGACTACTGAAGATAAGGAGATACAAACTAATCTATTCTCTGCTATTGTGCCACTTGAAGACTTTTATCCGTCTTCTGTTTCAATACGAAAGATTGAAGACATGCCTTATTGTTTCTGGCGTGATGTTATTCCATATTCTGAATTTCTTAATTCATGGTCTAATTTGGATAAATCCAAGATAGTTCAGCCACAAAGGACATTTGCAGATGATGAGATTCGACCATTCTATTCACAACATATTAGTGATGATATAGGATCAGGAAACGTAGAACTTATACGTTTCTATGACAGAATGAATGACGAGTATATTGTGATTGCTAATGGTATTTGGTTAAACCCTATCATGCAGGGCGATGAGGAAGAGGTTATCTCTCCTTTGCCGTTTAATCACAAAGAACTGCCATTCTTTGACGTTAAATTTGACTTTTTTGGAGATTGGTTCTATGGTAAGTCGCTTCCTGACAGACTTAAGAGTCTACAGGATGTTTTGAATGTGCTCACAAACATGCTTCTTGATCAGTCATTCTTGACAATCTTCCCACCTATGCTTACCAACGGGTTTGATGATATCGAGGATGATTATCTACGACCTGGACGGAGAACTCCAGTGGACACACAAGGTTTGCCTATAAATCAGGCATTCATGAAGCTGGATTTGGGTACACCGAGTGGATGGCACCAGTACATTCTTGAGTATACACGAAAGATAATGGAGGAAGCTTCACTTGATAAGGTGTCGCAGGGTATTGCTGGAGTTGGAGATAGAACTACTGCTCAAGAGATTCGTGTTGCTGCTGACGGAGTATCTTCAATTCTACAACTATTTGCGAGAATGGTCAACTACAGTATCAAAAGGAAGGCCCTACTTAAGGGTACAAACGTACTCCAGTTTGGCACAGATGAACGATCACCTATCATTCGCAAGGTACTAGGAGATGGATCAGAGCAAGAAATCAATGATGTATTCAATGTATTTGAGCTAAATGATGCAATCCTTACTGGAGGCAAGAGAGGTACTAAGGTTATTGAGATCTATCGCGATAAAGCACAACTTCCAACTAAGGGAGAGCTTAAAGCACGTGCTCAGATATCAGAAGCTGATTCAGGCAAGAAGATTGAGATAGTAGCGTTCCCGCCATCATATCTAAGAGACTTCAGATTTGACGTCAGAATTGTTCCTAATGTCAAGAACGAAGCCACCAAAGAACTTGAGAAGGCGCTGCAGCTTGAGAAAGTGCGTGTATACATGAGCTTCTTCCCAGATCTTGTTGATGTCAATGAGTTGGCTGCTCAGACTGCAGAGAAGATGGGAGATGACCCAGCCAAGGTATTAAAACAAGACTTATTCCAACCACCAGTTGATCCAGGCAGAGAAGTAGATAATGGAATTTCTACAGAACCGACAGAAAATAATGCTAACAACCTAGCAAGAAGTGCTAGAGGAGGAGATTCTGGTCAAAGTGATTTGGCCGCTTTACAGGCTAACTTAACGGGATAATGATAGAAAAGATACTGAACCGATTTGGTTATTTCAGAGAAGATACATATAAGTCAATTGACGAGCTGGGTGATAGTGATATTGGATTCATGTATGCCGAGAAGCTTGGTAATGTAAATGAGTATACTTTTCCTAAAAAAGAGGAAAAGAAGTTGTTTGAAAACTTGTCCGCAGTTGATTCATTCGTAGACTATCTACGTGCCACAACGGCTAAGGACATACAGCGATATTTCGCAGCAGAAGATGATCGACAACGAGACATTATTCGTGGAGCTTTGTCAAGAACAATGTTCTTTCACGGAATGACAAAAGGTCGCTCATCGTCTAAAGAAACAAAGATCAAAGGTGTAACATATAAGAAGTAACACATATTTGCAATGATATCAAGTATATGTTATAATATATGTTAGATTTATTTGAGTAGTGCGGTCAGGTGCGTTATCTCGGTGCGCACCTGGTCAGACTACTTAATTAGTGGTCTTTATAGGTTAATATCCAAAACCAACTTTGGTGGACTCAACCACCTGTGGCCTCAACCACATTAATCAGGGATCCAGTTAAAAAGGGAAGTTTTGGTAACAAATTGGATATTATGTCAAAAGAAGATATAGAAAAGACAGAAGAACAGCCGGAAGAACCTAATGTATCGGAAGAGATTATTGAGGAGAATGCTGAACTCAAGCAAGCGGTTGCTAATCTAACTTCTGAGATTAAAGAACTTAGGGAGAAGAAGAACGCAGAGATCGAAGAACTACGACAGGTACAAGTTGAACCTGTTGACGAGTCAGATCCTGACGACGTTCAGGCTATTGCATCTAAAGCCGTAGAATCCTTCCTAAATAAACGAGCTGAACAAGATGCTGAAGATGCTCGTAAATCAGCAGAAGATAGCTTTAAGCAGGCGAATAAAGAGTTCCATCCTGATAATGATCCAGGAGGTATCAAGTATAAGGCTTTTCAGAAAACGCTTAACAAATTCAGTCTTGAAGGTCTTAAGACCCGAGAAGACTTTGAATCACGGTTCAACGAAGCATATGAATTTATGCGACGAAAGGATCCACAGGCGGAAGATGAAGTAATTAATCCTTATGCAGAGACTCCAAAGAATCCTTCAGCAACCCCTAAAGTTGACGATGGTGCCAAACTCGATAAACGAGAAGAAGCTCTACTCAAACAGAAAGGTTGGGACAAGGAACGATATCTTAAGGTTAAGGCAAAACGACCTGAGTACGTACGTACACTATTGCAATATGTGCAATAATAGTTAATCACTAAAAGTAAGATGGCTTTTAAACAAATTGGTAGCCTCACTCCACACGGAGCGCCGGTACTACGTCAAGCTGTCATCACAAACAGTGTAGTTTCTACTATTCTTGACTCACTTAAAGTTGCTTCAGGATTCGCTGCTCTCGGTACTGCCGGGGATGCGGTATTCGGACATCTTATGAGTCACGTTCGTGATGAAGGTGTGGGTGTAGAGACATCAGGTGCGACTGGTGCAGAATCAGGCAGCTATGTAGGAACCTACACAGCAGCTTCTGACAACCAGACCGTCGGAATGGCTAAAGCAGTGTGTGATATTTCAAAGTTCACACTCTACTCTGCAGAAGTTGATGCAGCTATCGGAACCACAACTGGTTCAGACTTGCTAGGATACAACATGGATCTTGTTGACGAGGACACTCTCGACGAGTCTACTGCAACTACAGGTACTGCACAGTACCACAACTGGGGCGTTGACGCTAACGACAGCACTAAGGCTGTTGTGAACATCAAAGAAAGCTCTGTATTCGGTGTTTAATTTCATTCTAACTAACTAACATAAAATCATGGAAAATCGTGGAACATGGACTGATTTGATCGCAGGAGTTGGTCTCGAAATTGCAGAGGTTTTCGATCTCGGACAGGAAGAATACATGCCAGGAATTGGTAATGTTTTGACTGTAACTTCAGGTGAGGGCGCAGAGCGCAACTTTACCGGAAAAACGGGACTAGGAGAACTCTATGAGACCGATGAAGGCGATGATGTACAGCTCCGACGTCGATACAAGACGTACACTACAAAAGTTGTTTACAACTGGTACACCAACGGTGTGCAAGTTACTAAGCACAACATGGAGGATCGAGACTTCGATGCTCAACTCGACGAGATGAAAGACCTATCAATTGCTGCAAACTTTGCACAAGACAAGTCAGGTCTTCAGCTCTTCAACGGTGGTTTTGCAACCACAGAAAAGGTCAACGGTTACACAATGACCTTCTACAACGATGGTGTTCCTACCTTCTCAACTGTGCACCCAACAGTAGTACCAGGAGGTTCAACACAATCAAACGCTTCTTCAACAAGTATCGCTTTTGGACATGACAGCCTTGAGACTGCTCACGTTAACCTTGTTGAGCAACAGACTGATGATGGTCTTCCTCTAGCATTGCTAGGAAAGCCTCGTCTTGTTGTACCACCAGCACTTTGGCGCGAAGCTCGCGAAGAAACAGAGTCAAGTCTTGACCCTGAGACAGCGAACAACGCTATCAACGTGTACACTGGTGGAGTAGTAGACATGGCGATGTCAACTCACCTAGCAGCATCAAACGGTGGATCAGACACAGCTTGGTTCCTAGTAGTACCTGGCCGTGATAAGCAGATGCACGAAGTTCGTCAGGGAGCAACTCTTGAGAGTGCACCAGACATTCTAAGTAAAACTGTATCATTCACAGTTGACGCTCGATGGGCAGACTACGTAAAGGATTGGCGACGTAAGTATGGTTCTAAGGGAGACCTTAGCGCATACTCAAGCTAGTAGCAATTAATTAGGAAATAACCCAACAAGAATTATGGCAGAAATGACACAATTTAAGAATGGGATTCTTGATTCAGAAGCCGTAGAGAAGAGTGGAACATATACTGTAGTAATCACTACAGATTCGGGTAAGTCTTTCTCTGTGAAGGATGACACCACTTTCACTCTTCCGGGCATTGCTATTGGAAACGTGTTCACATTCGTGTACGCGGGTAAGGATGGAGAGGCAACTCTCACAATTAGTCCTAACGCATCAGATGGAATTACCTATGCAGGTAGCTCAACTGACAACAAGGACTTGATTCTAACCCAAGCTACAGCACGACGTGGTGACTACGTTAAACTCGCTTCTCTCGATGGCACAACTGCTTGGCAGGTCATTGAGGCACGAGGAACTTGGGCAAAGGAAGCATAATCCTTATTCTATCCAGCCTCCCTCTGGGGGTTGGAATAGGGTCGGGAAGATTTATCAAGTAAAAGATAATTACAATATGTCAATTAAACTTATTAATCCAACTGAGAATCGAATTGAGGTACAATTTGAAGGCGATGTTTACATTCTTGAAGGAAATGGAGAAATCGATATCCAAAACGAGGAACACGCAGAGCGTTGGATGAAAACTCATGGATTTCTTATTCGTGAAGAGGTGAAGGAGGCTTCAAAGCCAGCACCTAAGAAAGCAGCAAAGAAAGTTGCCAAGAAGGTAGAAGAGGATGTCCAAGAAGAAGAGGAAGTTAACAAGAAAAGCAAGAAATAACTATGAGCTTAGCATATCCAACACAACAGACTTTTGTTGCCTTGGGTACCAAGACTGGTGATACTCTTAATGAGATACAGCTAGAAAGTACCTACCAAACAGAGTCTGGACAAACAAAGCCAACCAAAAGTTTCTCAACTGGTGGCTTTTCAAAACTCAATATAGACCTTAGTTATACTATGGGTGGATCTGAAACATCAAATAGTATTGAGGTCAAGTTTGAGGGTAGCCCGGATGGTGTTAACTATTACCAACTACCAGCAGATACAACAAGTGGTGGAACATCAACTATCAGTGCACGTGAATTCACTTATGTAGGAGCTGATGGGGCAAATGCTAAAATCGGTATTAGTTTAGACATCTTCTATGAATACATGCGTGTTTCTGTAAAGGAAACCGGTGTTTCTTCAAACAAGGGTACAATCTACGGGGAGGTTACACTTTCCGGTCAATAAAAATATGAGCACAACTCCAGAACAAGAGCGAAGGTTAGAGAACTTTCGTGCCCAATACAACACAATCCTGAATGATATCTATGTTGCGAATCATCAGATTGAGCAACTTCTTGAGCGTAAGAAAGAGATACTATCTGATGTTGATAGAATGTCAATCAACAAGAAGCAACTTGTCAAGGAGTTGGGATCTATAGTATCTAAGAAAGAGAGTCTAGAGCGTTCTATCGTTACAAGAGAGAAAGCAATAAGCAAACGGGAGGAGAATTCTGTCAATAGAATCAAAGAGTCATTACGTCAACTGGACGAACGGGAGGTCAAAACAAGGTCTATCGAACATGAAGTTGGTGCACGAGTAGGGATACTAGAGAAAAGCATCGTGGTTTTAGAGGAGCAGGAATCTAAACTTAACCAAACAATAAAAGGATTAGAATCTCGTGCTTCGGAACTCTCTGAGAGCATCTCGTTACTGACAAAGGAAAGTCTTGATCTGGAGGAAAAAATAGAGAAGATGGAATCGGAATCCCATGAAAGATTGTTCTCTGTTGAAAAACAAATAGGAGAAAAGGAATTAGAACTTGATAAACTTGCTTCTCTTACTGAGACTGAAAAGGAGAAAATACAGCTACCTCAAAGACTTCTGGAGGAAAGACAACAAATGCTAGATGAAAGGGAGCGTGTATTGCTAACTTTGGAGCGAAGACTAAAAGACTTGTTTAAGAGACACTTCCCACATATATCTCTCCCGTCTTCACTTCAACATGAAATCGACGAATAGACAGGAAAAATTCTATAAAGATTTGATCGAATCTTATAAGCGAGAGGCTCAGACTTTATCTGTTTTATTGGACAGCAAGAGGTCTGAGCTTATGCGTGTAGAGCGTTTATTAGCAGAACGGCTTGCCACACATGAGAAACGTAGATCGCAAATCGAAAACGATATATCTATTCTAACTAACAAGAAGACCCAGTTAGAAGGTGAAATTAAACCACGATTCACAGAACTTGAAAGACTTAGAAAGGAACTGAATCAGAAGGATATAGATCTTAAAGTTATAGAACGTCGCTATAAGAAGTTGTTTAATGATAAGGGGACTGATTTTAGACTATGAGCATAAGGATTCCACAAAACCCCGCAATAGGGGGAATAGATGAATTAACAAGTAGTGAAGAACTATTCATTAGTAATCTTGCTTCATTATCTTATGTAACAGGAGATATCCTATATTATGACGGTGCTAACCTGACCAGGCTGCCAATAGGTTCAGAAGGTCAGGTGTTGGAGGTTTCGTCAGGCCTTCCATCTTGGGAGACAGGTGGTGGAGGTGGTGGTGAAGCTAACACAGCTTCCAATCAGGGTAGTGGTGTTGGGGTATTCGACGAGAAAACTAGTGTAGACCTTGAGTTTAGATCTCTGGTAGCCGCGTCCAGTAAAGTTTCTATAACTCTTGATGATGTTAATGATGAGATAGATTTCGACATAGTGCCTGGAAATATTAATACCGGCGACCTTAACGATGACGGCGCTTTTGCACAAGCATCGCACACACATACTCTGGCTGATGTAACAGATAGCGGTGCGTTGGCAGCTCTCAACACTGTTGCTACAGCTCAAATTGATGACGATGCGGTTACATATGCCAAGATGCAAGACGTATCTGCAACAGATAGACTACTCGGAAGGGATACTGCTGGTGCTGGTGTAGTTGAGGAGTTAACACCCGCTGCTGTTCGCACAATGATAAATGTGGAGGATGGAGCGACTGCGGACATGTCTGATGCTGAGATCAAGACTGCATACGAAAACAATGCAGATACCAATGCATTTACTGACGCCGATGAATCAAAATTAGATGGTATTGAAGCAGGTGCTGACGTAACTGATACAGCAAACGTAACTGCTGCTGGTGCATTAATGGATAGTGAAGTAGATGCCGATATCAAGACACTAGCACTCCCTGCCAATACAACAATATCTACATTTGGCGCATCTCTGATTGATGATGCAAGTGCCTCGGCAGCGAGGACTACCTTAGGTGTAGATGCCGCTGGTACGGATAATTCAACGAATGTGACATTGGCAGGGTCCCTAGACTACCTAACACTGTCTGGCCAGGAAATCACCAGAAATGCAATTGACTTGGGTACTGATGTTACAAGTAACCTACCTATCGGAAATCTAAATAGTGGTACGGGAGCTTCGTCTTCGACATTCTGGCGTGGCGATGGCACATGGGCTACACCATCAGGAAGTGGTGACGTTTCTAAGGTTGGGACACCAGTAGACAACGAGATTGGTGTTTGGACTGGGGACGGGACAATTGAGGGAGACTCTAACTTTACTTGGGACGGATCGACAATGGATATTACTAGATCTACGTTTGGTAATAATCTAGAGTTACAAACCACTGATGCAGGTACAGCAGGGGCCTTACTCAGCCTTTATCACAATAGCGCGTCACCTGCAGCCAATGATGATGTTGGTCTAATATATTTCTATGGTGAAAACTCAGTCGGTGATAAGACTCTATATAACTTCATTAGAGCTGAAGTTGATGATACAACGGATGGATCCGAAGACTCCACATTCCAGTTTGGGACAATGGTGAATGGTAGTAACCAGGTCAGACTGACCGTGGGATCTGACATAAATGGTGTAACTGTAGGAAATAGTGCAGGTCCCGGTGTTGTTGAATCATTTGGAAACAACGATCTAGTTCTGCAAACAGGGAATGCTACAACAGGAGATATAACAATAACTGATGGTGCTAACGGAGATATAGACATTTCACCTAACGGCACCGGTGACGTCATACTTGGTAATTATACTTTCGATGGAGATCAAACTGTAGGAGCAGGACAAGATAACTATGTGATGACCTATGATAACAGTAGTGGTCTTGTAAGCCTAGAGGAAGCAAGCGGAGGGAGCGGAACGACTGTTACATTCTTCCAAGTAGAAGATGATGGTTCAACAGGGCAGGCGACAACAGGTAGCGCTGCCGATCTTGCAGGTATGTGGGGTACTCCTTCTCTCACAGATTCTGACTTCTCTTGGAATGGAACAACAGGTGTTCTCACGGTCAACACAACAGGTACCGTAGAATTCGATATTAAAGTTAATGGGTGGCAGAACTCTAATAACCGCCAGGAGCTTCACGTGCAACTTGTTCAGGGTTCTTCTACCGTTCTTGTTGAAGATGCAAACTATTCATCAAGAAACAATACTCAGGATGAGGGTGGTGCTTACATCCACGGATTTAAGGTTGCTGCCACAGCTACAGACACCTTCAAGATAAGGGTGTTTGACATCGGTGTGTCATCAACAATTGGGGCGAGTAACGTGGCTGGTCAAACATACTTCTCAGCTAAACTCTACACATAACAGCAAACTGAACATTGATTATAAGCTTATTTTATGTTATAATATAACGATATGAGTATAAGAATTCCACAAAATCCAGCTATAGGAGGTATTGATGAACTCACAGCAGATGAGGAGGCCTTTCTTCAAAATTTAGAAGGGCTTTCTTATGCACAGGGAGACATACTGTACCATAATGGTACCAATTTGACAAGGCTTGCCGCTGGTACGTCAGGTCAATTCTTGAAAACTAATGGTGCTGGAGCGAATCCAGAATGGGCTGCCGGTGCAGGTGGTGGGTCTGGAAGCATGACTACTGTTAAAGAATCAGGTGTACAGGTCGGTGGTTCCGACATTGTTACACTAGATTTTGGATCTGGATTTGATATATCTGAGTCACCAGATACCGAGATTAACATATCTCTTGATTTCAGCGAGGTGGCGGGCCATGACTCATTTACTGACTATGTAGCAGGAGAACACTTCTTGCAGTCAGCAATCGTAGAGACTGGCACCGTTACGACAGGAACTTGGGATTCTTCATTCGGTAGTACCGCACAGGAGAATATAGAAGACATTGCTGGCGCTATGTTCTCTGGAAACACTGAATCGCTCATAACCGCCACATATCAGGATGGTGATGGGACCATTGATCTTGCTGTGGAGCCAAACCTATCTAACTACACCAATGATGCTGGTTTCATAACAGCTACTCTAACAGAAGAGGAAGTTGAAGACTTTGTAGGAGGAATGGTTACTGGAAACACAGAGACTGGTATATCTGTAACTTACCAAGATGGAGACGGTACACTGGACTTTGTTGTATCAGACTTGACCGTTGCCGGAGATAGTGGATCTACTGGAATGACTCCAGGAGACACACTAACCATTGCTGGTGGAGAAGGTGTTGATACTTCAATGTCTGGAGACACACTAACCATAGCTGGAGAGGATTCAAGTACAACCAATAAGGGGATCGTTGAGCTTGCGACTGCTGCAGAAACAACGACTGGAACAGATACCACGAGAGTAGTTACACCTGACGCATTTGCCGGTTCTGATTTTGGTATACGATACATACAGGCTATAATAACGAACTTCACGTCAGACACGGCCACAGGAGATGGTCAGTTTTATCTACACGTACCAGCAGGAATGGATGGTATGAATCTTGTCGAAGTACATGCGGAGGTCATAACTGCTGGGACAACTGGGACAACCGATATCCAGATTCATAATGTGGATAATGCACTAGATATGCTTTCTACAAAGCTAACTATTGATTCAGGAGAGACCGGATCAGATACAGCAGCAACTGCGGCAGTGATCAATACGTCTAACGATCATGTGAATGAGCATGATGTTGTTCGTATTGATGTCGACGCAGTAAGTACAACACCTGCACAGGGACTTATTGTCACATTAGGATTCCAGCTCCCGTAATATGAAGAAAAATCTTAACCTGAACAAAAAGAAACTATCTGTTAAGGACAAGTTGCGAGAGATCACTAAGGTTTCCGAAGGTGAAAACATGTCAATAGAAGACGTAGAGAACTTTGTCATAAAATCAGCTACGGATATAAAGATATGGCGTGATCGAAGTGTAGATCAAACAACATATGTGGAGATAGAACATGAAGGAAAGAAAACAATAGCCAAGCTAGATGACCTTCGGTCGATAGAGGAGAATCTTGATAACTCGGACCAATTTAGAGAAACGATCGAGAAGATAATCAATTAATATGACATACGCACCATCAAACTCGTTAGATGTAACAACAGCAGGAAATGTAAGTGTCGGAGATGACACTGATTTTGACCTTGGATCTACCTGGACAATTGAGGGGTGGTTTAACATTGATTCGTTTAATACTCTCAACGTGTTGGCTGGTAAATGGCAAACGAGCGGTAATAACCGTTCCTATGGTGTCCGTATTTATGATGATTCCGGTGACAAAAAACTACAAAGCTTCACCGACGCCAATGGTGCGGCTGGTAGCGCCACTGTAGCAACATCTGATATTGTAACTATAAATACCGGAACTTGGTATCATGCTGCATTTACCTGTAGTAGCGGTACACCCGGATTTTACTTGGATGGTGTAGATGTTGAGAATGGCGGGTCTCTTGATACACCCCACAACGGAACTGCAGACTTTGTGTTGGGTGCTGAGCGTACAGATGGTACAGATGGATTTGATGGAAAGATGGGTCTATGGCGGGTTTGGAAGGGTGAGGCACGATCACAATCTGAGATCCAAGATAACTGGTGTACACTTTTAGGAAGTACTACAAATCTTTCTGCAGAATACTCGCTGGATAATGTTCTTACTGACAACTCAGGAAATGGACACACACTATCAAGTAATGGAGGGGATAGTTTTTCAACAAGTGTGCCATCAGTATGTGTAGGGACATTTACACCTAAGGTAATATTCTTCTAGATTATGGGTCCAACAACAACTGTAACAAAAGTGTTTTTCAAAAATATCAGCTATGGAGCAGCATTTATGTTTGGTCTGTCTTCTTTACCAGTCGAAAGCTTTGTTATATTTGGTGGACTTGTTGTATTAGATACAGTAACAGGAGTTATAAGAAGTATTATATTAAAAGGTGGGAAGAGTTTTACGAGTATGAAACTGACGAGCGGGGTGGTTTCAAAGCTCTTGGTTATATTAGTTCCCTTGGTTATAGCCTGGGCTGGTAACGGATCGGGTATAAATTTGTTGCCACTCGCAAAAGGTGCCTTATCTATGCTTGTGCTAGCTGAATCATACTCAATTATAGGTAATATACACGCTATTAGGACTCGGAAAGATACAGTCGAGTTTGACGCTATAGCAGCTATACTTGGATTTGTCAAGTCGAATATCGAAAAATATCTACGAGTTTCCACTAAGTCAGATAAAGATTAATATGAATCCAGAAGAACTACAAATAAAAATAGATGAGCTTGAGGATAAAATATCTTCAATGCAGAAAGAAAAGATTACGATGACTGGCAAGTTTGAGTCACGTATAGCCGAACTGGAACGTCTCATGCTAGAACATAATCATACAGGGTTTGATGGTACGGGTACTATAACTAGTACACTTGAGCTTTCACCATCTGAGACGGTGAAGATTGGAAACTTTGAGATGGTCGAGCTTACAAAGCAAAATGTCAATCCATATGGTGAAGAGATCAATGGGTTCCTACTTGTTGGTAAGGATGAACAGGCTGACGATGGTATCTATAACTCACAGGTAACTATACAGCACCAGGAGTATACTAATAACTCCACAAATCAAACATTCATGTTTGGTTATAGAGGGCCTTTATTTCAAGGTGGAGACGCCACAATTAGTTCTGGTGGTACTACAATGAATACGAAAGAACAAATATTTCAAACTAATGAACTCGATGGAGCCTATCTTTTAGTTGAAGATCCTACTGATGCAAGTTCTTATGAGGTATTTGAGATAGCATCTAACACTAGAAATGACATCACTATAACTGGTGGAACCTGGGGATTCAACACGACGGGCAATGCCTTATGGTTCGTTTTTGTACCAATCTATCTCGGAAGTGCGAACTATCCTTGGCGACGTGTTTATACTGGTTTAGGAAGTCCAGGAGGTGTACGATTTGGGTTTGGAGATACTGACGGAGGGCAGAATGGGTTACTTTATATGAATTCAAGTGGTTCATTGGTATGGAGGGATCTTAATTCTAATGAGACAACCATTGTCACAGGCGCATAATCGTGATATAATATAATTATGAGAAATAGACCACCAGCACAACCGTAATATGGCAAATAAATTGATCGACCTTTCCGGATTGGGAGGGCTTACAACACGATATCATGGGGATTTAAATGACTCATCTGGTCAGCCGAATCTTCGATACCTTGGTAACGACAATCAGTTTGCCTCTGGTATATTTAACCCATTCAAAAAACATGGGTATATTTCTCCTGCTAATAACACATTCACTTCAATTACAGGTACAATATCAGACGAGATAGGATCTGTAGTATTTGACTCTGTAACAGACCAAGCTCTATTTGCAGAGATTGGTCAATATATACGAACCCTTAGTTCCGGCCTAGATGATACATCTCTAAGTGAATACTACGACGGCGTATCAACAAGAGAGTTCCTAGACATGGAGATGTACGAAGTTGCTGGTAAACGAGCTTTAGTATATTGTAGTCGAGGTAACGATACTGATAACTTACAGAATATGACTGTAGGATTCTATGGTATTGATTCCGATTCAGGTGCACGACATCTTGAGGCTGCAGTTATCGCTTCTGGAATTGATAATACCGCTGAAATCTCAAACAGTGCCAACACACAGAACCAGAAGTTTGCACAGAAGATAACAAATGCTGATGTTGGATCAAGTATTAACAGAGTGCGTGTTAGACTGGGTGCATTGGGTAGCACAACAACATACACCATTAGGATAGGGATACAAGCCGACAGCTCGGGTGATCCTAGCGGTTCATATTCAGCTTTCGCAGATGTTGATCCAGCAGATCTGATTGCAGGTAACTTTGATGGTCAGGATATATACGTTGATCTATCATCGACAGTGAGCCTGCCTGGGTCTACTTCATGGTTAGTTGTAGAGGCTACAGACTGGTCAGATATGACTGGGACTGCCACAAATGGATTCACATGGTATAGAAGCGATGGCGATAATAGTCAATATGCGAATGGTGAGGCTAGGGCTTATGATGGCACGGTTTGGAATGATGCAGACGCTTCAACCAGTGAGTCCTTTGACTTTTCTCTAATATCATTGGCTAATAATGGTTGGGTGCCAGAACATATCACTGGTAACGCAGCTATTGATAATAAGGACGTTAATCTCAGCCCACAAAACGCATTCATCGAGAAAGCTGATAATGGTATCCTCTATTGGTTTGTAGACAACGTAGTGCACGGTATTGATGGCTCTATAACTGGAGGTAATCTTGGTACGCTTAATGCTAACGCTATAACATTCCCATCATACCTACAATGTGTTGACGCTGTGGACACTGAAGGTAAGCTTCATATAGCACTACATTCTACACGTGGGGCAACTGCCTCAGACGACGATAGAACCTTCAATGGTGATGTCACAGGTGTGTATATATGGGACAGACAGTCTACAGTGCTTAGAACACGTAATTTCATCCCTATGCATGGTGTGAGAGAGATATCTAACCTATTTGTTGATCCAGATGGGGACGTATTAGCTATTGTGATAAACAACAGCAGATTTGCAGAGCTAAGAATGCTAGTCAATGGGCGCTTCAAGAAGATAGCATCTATGGAGACGGACGCTATGCCACGATACAGGAAGTCAGTAGACATCATTAATAACGCAGTCATCTGGCAGGGTATAAACGGTATGATCTATGCATATGGTGCGGTTGAAACAACTTCTGATAAGGAACTATACATCATTGGTGATGTGAGTGGTGAGGCTGCCGGTACATTCAAATCAGGTACTCTCCTAGTCGGACATGAACAGTCAGGAGATCCAAGACAAGGTGTATTCCTTACATTTACAGATAACGGTACAGCTAAGGTGGTAAAATGGTATCCTAATGGCGAGGGAACAATCGACTCTAATGCACAGAATCCACACCAAGGTGACATTTACACCCTTGTACAGCCTCTAGACGCCTTCTCAACAGTGCACGAGATTGATCTATTCATGATTCCTGGCACAAATACAGGCTCTACTACAGTAGCTAACCTTAAAATATACTTCAACCAGAGTTCAACTCCTTGGGCGACTAAGGCTATAACACAGGACGACATAGCCCGAGGATTCAAGGAAATACCAGTTAATAAACCTAATGTAAGCTTTGTACAGCTTGAAATCGAATATGTTACGAGTCATACTCTTGGTACTGACGATTTTGTTCCTATGTATGCTCAGATTATGCACGAAAAGGAACCAAGATTGAGGCCATAAAACTGGATTTTTATCAAATTATGTGTTATAATATATAACTATGAGTGTTACAGTTGCTAATATCAAAACATTATTTAATACCTATACTGGTGACGATTCTACTGATCGCATCAGTGATAGTGAGAAGTATGGTTTCATAACCGAGGCTACAGCCTGGCTTTTAGAGGAGCTTGGAAATGAGCACATGGTTAATACCTACACTCTTCAATATCTCGATGGTGTGAATAGATACAAGGTAACTACAGCACTTTCAGATCTGTTAATAGGTGCAGATCTGCGACGAGATGCAGACTTACATGACGAATCCTTCACACGGAAATCACCTAGAGAGGTTGCCGAAGAGATTGGTCAGGATAACAAAGAAAGTGTCTGGGCTGTCGAAAGGTACGATGGTGACGCATTTATAGTAATTAACCATGAGTCAGAACACTCACGTATAGTTCTGTCAACACTCGACAATACTACAGACGGAGGTGGCACATGGACTGCAGATACGTCTGGATCGGATGCAACCAACGTGACAGCCGATCGTGACTGGGAAAC